GATTAGGATAAGTGGACTTAGGGAAAGTCCTATGTTGTCATCCCATAAGATGGCTTAGGATTCATCCCATGCCGCTAGATCGCGGTCTTTTAGGAGCCAGTATGAACCCCTGCATTCGCTGTCAGTTCGTGCTTGAGAATCGTCAGAATGTGATGAACTCAAAATGCGGCCACCCTGACCTCCAGGTCTTCAATGTGGTGACGGGCGACAAAGAACCTCTCTTCTGCACCACCGCACGGATTCGCGGTAACAAGTGCGGCCCTGAAGGAGAGCTGTGGGCGTATGACGATGCCTTTCCTCCTGCTCAGGAGTGGGAAGAATGAGATACGTCTATCGCCCTTCTCATGAAGCTATCGAGGCACGCCGTAAAGGCGCTATGGATGTGCTGTTTGCCATCTTCCTCGGTTTGTGTGGTGCACTCTTTTTCTTCTTCTTCCTATGAACGTCTACAAAGCAATCAATCAAGTCCAGGCCGAGCTTTCGACCATTGGCATCACCAAAAGCCGCCGCAACAACCAAGGAAGCGGCTACAACTTCCGAGGCATTGACGATGTGTATAACGTGGTCTCGCCTCTCCTGGCGAAACACGGTCTGTGCATCCTGCCTCGTGTCCTGAGCCGGGAGTGTGTGGAGCGCCACTCAAAAAGTGGTGGGGCTTTGTTCTATGTCACCGTAGAGATGGAGTTCGACCTGGTGAGCGCAGAGGATGGATCAAAGCACACCATCAAGACCTTTGGGGAAGCGATGGACTCTGGCGACAAGGCCACGAATAAGGCTATGTCAGCAGCCTACAAGTACGCAGCATTCCAGGCGTTTGCGATACCAACAGAGGGAGACAACGACACCGAGAACCAGACGTATGAGGTTCTTGGCAACGAAGACCATGCATTTGAGGCTCAACACCTCGAGGCACTCAGAGATGCGGCTATGGAGGGTTTAGACGCGCTCCAGGCGGCTTTCAAGGCTATCCCCGCATCTCCGGCTAAGACTCGCTTCTGGACGAAGCACCAGGCTTCATTGAAGGGAGCTGCGAAATGAACAAGCCAAAAGCGATAAGGATGGACATTCCTGATCCAACCAAGAACAAGAACGACAAGTATCTAGTCACGGTCAAGGTCACAAACACCTCAAAGACGCCAGTCGCCAAGTTGGAGTGTTACGGGTCTTACGACAAGACCACCGTAGATGCGATCCTGAACCTGATGGGAGTTAAGTGATGCAGAAGTACGAAGAATGCTTCAAAGATCATCAGATCGCAGCTCACGCAAAGAGACTTGCTCTAGAGCTGGAGTGTCTGCTGACATCGACAAAGGACACCGCAGCACAAAGTCGGTGGTGGGAGTCGGCGCACGAGGCTTTAGAGCAGTACCAAGCGGATATAGATAGGCTGTATCCGCAAGATCATGTAAGTCCATTAGGAAAGGATTGAGAAATGATGAAAGAGAACCAAGAAGACGGTTTCAAGGTGTTCCTTGACTTCCGCAACATCCAGATCGGCAAGGGCCGCATCTTGTGGGGAACCGAAACCCAGAACGGAAAGATGCAGTATTTCAAAGAGGGTTGGGTTCTTCCTGGCGGTGAGCGCACCACAGATGAGAAAGTCGCTATCGAGTGGGCAAAGTGGATCGATGGGGTCTCACAATGACCGACCAGAGGTCTCCTGAATGGTTCGAACAGCGAGCAGGCAAGGTCACCGCATCCTCTGTTTACAAGGTGTTGGCACGCACCAAGACTGGATGGGGAGCGGAGCGGGACAAGTACAAGGCCCAGCTTGTCGTTGAGAGACTCACAGGCAAACCAGCCAAGACTTACTCAAACGCCGCTATGGAGTGGGGAGTCCAGACAGAGGCAGAGGCCAGGGCCGCATACGAGGCTCTGAAAGGCGTCCTGGTGACCGAGGTGGGGTTCCTTCCTCACCCGACCATTGAGATGTGCGGAGCCTCACCGGATGGGGTTGTCGGAGATGGGTTGGTGGAGATCAAGTGCCCTGAAACGGCGACGATGATCGACCAGCTCTTGACCAAGAAAATCCCGAGCGAATACTTCAAACAGATGCAGCTTCAGATGAAGTGTGCCGACAAGAAGTGGTGTGACTTTGTGGTCTATGACCCAAGGATGCCAGAGAGTATGCAAATGTTCGTTGCTCGAGTGGAGAGGGACGATCGTTTCATAGCAGAGATGGAAGCCGAGATCGTCAAGTTCCTGGCAGAAGTCGATTCAACCGTAACTCAATTGAAAGCACAGTATGAGTAAAGTCATGTATGAGATTTCCGTGGTTGTTGGCAAGTACACCAACAAAGAAGGCCAGGAGAAGAGCCGCTATCTCAAGATCGGATCGGTCATCGACACCAAGAACGGCCCCATGCTCAAGATGGACTGCACCCCCAATGTAGAGGGCGGTTGGAACGGCTGGGCCTACATGAACCCTCCCCGCGAGGAAGACAAGTCCGACAAGCCTCGCCGTCGAGAGCAGAACGACATGGATGTCCCTTTTAATTAGAACGGGTCTATAATGGTCAAGTTCAATGCACAGGAGCTTGGCATGATCCGTTCAGAGAAAGAGTGTTTTAAGTGCAAAACCATCAAGCCATTGACAGAGTTCTATAGGCATTCTGAGATGGCTGATGGTCATCTAAACAAATGTAAAGAGTGCACAAAAAAAGATGTCACCAAACATAGAGAGGCGAATCTTGAAAAGATCAGGGAATACGATAGAACAAGATCAAAAAACCCAGAGCGAATTAAAGCAAATGTAGAAACGACTAGAGCATGGAGAGAAGAAGATCGGCGCAGACAGCGAGCGCACTCCGCTGTTCGATTTGCAATCATCAATGGTCACATCGTGCGCCAACCATGTATTAGATGTGGAGAGCAAAAGTCGGTTGCACATCACGAAGACTATGACAAGCCTCTCGATGTTGTCTGGCTCTGCCAACCATGCCATGCAAAAAGGCACAAAGAAATAAAAGCACAACTTTAAGGGTAATCACTAGGCCACCTCTTCATAAGGTGGCTTATCATTACACAGTCCGTTAAGCGAAAGGAAGACGAAATGAGTGGACTAGCACGAAACACCGATCCCGACACCTCACACGAGGCAGCAAAGCTCAACACAACTACCCTGGAGAGTATGGTGTTTGAGGTCATCAACGCGAATGGCCCAATGACCACCGAGGAGATCGCCCAGGCCACGGGGATTGACCTCCAGAGCATCACGCCCCGGATCGCTCCTCTGATGCGCCTTGGAGTTCTTGTAGATACAGGAATTAGGAAGCCTGGTGCATCTGGCCGCAACCGCCGAGTGATTGGAGTCAAAAATGGAGTTTGAAACCTACATCGGTGACTGCACCGTCGAGGTCGAGGCTCAGGTCGGAGAGTGCCGCGCCAAGATCATTAGCCTGACCATTAATGGATTAGAGTTCCCTGTGGAAGCTCTGAGTGCCAAGACGCTACATCGCCTTGAGGACGAGGCAGATCGGAAGGTGCAGGAATGAGCCTACGAGAAGCAGCGCAGCAGGCGCTTGAGGCGTTGGAGCAAATACGCACACCACTTCGCATAAATACAGCACTAGATGCTTACGATGTATCTAGAGCCATCAGCGCCCTGCGCACCGCGCTTGCGGAGCCTGAGAATCCCCGCCCGTACATCAGAGGATCAAACGAAGGTACTCACTGGTGTGCGCTTGCCGCGCAGCGCACGGAGCCTGAGAAGGAGCCGGTGGCGTGGTACGACTCAATCTCTGGGTGGACAGATTTCACTTCCTATAAGCCGCATCGAAAGCCAAGCAGCCCATCTGCTAAATGGATACCCCTCTACACCCACCCCGTCCCGCAGCCCGTGGAGTTGACGGATGATGACCTTGAGGACATTGCCATTGCTGCAAGAAAAGGCAATTTGACGGACTTGCGAAACGCCATCGAACGCGCACAGGGGATTGGAGGTGAAGCATGACCCGCGACGACATCATCCGACTGCGTGATCAGGCAGACGAATGGGCAGAGCGGCATTTGTGCTGCACGGGTGAGTACCACCCCGACTTTTCCGTGGTGAGAGATGAACGCTTCGCCGCCCTTGTTGCCGCAGCAGAGCGTGAGGCGTGTGCGAAGGTTTGTGAGGAATACGAAACCGAGAATGACATAACGGCAATGTGGCTGAACATCGTGGCCGATGCCATCAGAGCAAGGGAGCAGGAATGAGCTTCATTGATTGGGTGATATTTTGCATCTTGTGTGCGTTTGACCCGGGGCCACGAGCATGAAGACTAAACTCCTCACATTAGCCAGAAAGCATTGGAGCAATCCAGAACTCCCAAGAGAGGTGAATCGGGCCTACCAAAGAAAGTGGGTCAAGTCGCTTCGACTCCTGGGAGACAACTGGCAACTTGCTAAATACGAAGAGCGAAAGGTGAAGAAATGAAAATCCTCTGCTTCTTTGGACTCCACCGCAGAACAATGACCAATAACCGTATCCGCTGCACCAGGTGTGGCCGCTTCCTCAAGAAATGAAGAACGAAAAGGTATTAGAACTTCTCAAAGACGGGCCAATGACCAGCGCAGAAATCTCAGAAGCACTAGGCATCTGCGCTCACCACGCCTCTTCGATGATGCTCAGGCTCATCAGAGATAACAGAAAGCGCCCACAGCTTGTACACATTAAGAGCTGGGTCACAGACCACAAGAACCAAAGAAGGTATCCTCGCGCACTCTACGAACTCGGGGCAGGCCCGAACGCTAGAAAACCCAAGCCCGACCCAAACGCCAGAAAGCGTGAGTACGAGGCCCGAAAGAAATCAATCCTCAAGACCTCGAGTGTCTTTAACCTAGCCGTACCCCTGAAATGTTTACGCTCCCGAAGTACACCTGGGACAAAGACCGCGAACTCTGCAAGCAATGCAAGCACTTGAGAGAAGAGCCGCGCAAGCACAGCCAGTACACCAGCATCTCAATGTCTTGCGTCAAGAACCCTTACAAAGCCAGTAAGGGGATCGGGTCTTGTATAGACAACCGCACCAGAGGGCCGTGCGGCCAAGAGGGAAGACTGTTTGAGGCTAACTCTCAGCCAGAAGGTACAGCCCAACATTGCTGAAGGAATAGCCTGCGTACACCACGCACATGGGCCAATTCCCTTTCAATCCCTGCTCTAGAGCGATCCAGGCGTAGATACAGCCTGTCAGGGCTATTAGCCAGCCACTCATTGCCGAGATGATCTATCGGCTATCTTGCGCTGGATTGCTTTGGACTCTTCCTCAGAGACAGGCTGAGAATGCTCGAATAGCGTGCCGTCCTCAAGCATCGCGTGGAGCTGGGCGATCAGTTCTTGCAGCTCTTCCTGGGTTCCGTCGAAGTCGTCAAAGCACCCAGGAGCGAACTCAAGTTTCAGCTTTTCGGTCATGGTCAATCGGCAAAAAGCCGCCCCCTGAAGTACGCTTTCCCGTCATCCCGGACTGCACAGAACTCTGGATGGAGCAAAGTTCCCCCCTTCCAGGTCAACACCGCGAATCCTGATTGCCAGTTTAGCCCAGGCTTGCCGAGTCTGTAATCAAATTCTTGTTGATCGTCATCGGCCAGCATCCCGGTCTTGATGCCGTAGTGGGTTCCCTTGAAACCTTTGTGTGCTTTGCAGCCTAGCTCATGGGTGTGTCCGGTGACTGTATGACAGCCGCCCTTCAATACATCATTCCACCCAGAGTGAATCCCGGCGTGCCAGTCATGGATGATGACCATATCGTCGTTGACATCGATGCGGTCTGAGTCCATCCATTGAGGCAAGTGGTCTCTTAGGGTAAACCCCGCAACACCCTCATATTGGGGAGCCATAGAAGACAGTCTCGATTCAAACCTGGCGCAATGGTTCCCGTAGGTTCTGAATAGGTGTGTGCCGGGAATGATCGCTCGTTCTATATCGCTAGTTCGCTCTATGACGGCATCAAGTTCCTGCTTGACGGTTGGGACTTGCTTCCACCTGATCCGAGGATGGCGGCTGATGCTACCTCCGTCCAGAATGTCTCCGTTTAGAACGACAGCCTTGACCTCGCTGCCCATTTCGGTGATGAGGTTACACAGGGCTTTATGGGCGATAGGAACCACTCCGGGAGAGTAGTGGGCATCCGATCCCACTAAAACCACCCCATCGTGGATTTCTAGGCGGTTGACATCCCGCCTCGAGGACATGATCGCTCGCAGGGCCATTGGATCGTGCTTCAGAGCCTTTGGACTGCTTGCTACTAGAGCAATGCCATGCCGCTTTTCTATTGCGTCTCTGCGTAAATAAATGGCTCTCAGGCTAAGGCCCAGCTGCTCACTCAAGCGAATAGGCGATCCTCCAGAGGAGTGCCATGCAGCAATGAACTGCTCATCCCGATTCTTACTAACGTGCCCCATCATGCTCCCTGAACAAGACCGACTCGAGAACGTTGATAACCCCGTGTTCAGCAGCATCCAATTGCTCAGGGGTAGCGCCACGGTCTTGTGCGATGGCGATCAACTCATGGAGGAAAACATGAAGCACCTCGTGGAGTGCTGTCTGGGATAGGGACTTATTGTTTATCGGCGTTGCACCGAAATCCCCTAAGCGGTAAGTCGCTAGCTTCGCATCGTCGTTGAACTCGACTGATGCCATTGCATCTTTGGCCTGTTTCTGGCCGCGCTCTATTCGCCATCGGTGCAGGCCCAGCAAGTCCTGCCATTGCTTGACAAAATCATCGAATTGCTCTGCCTGGACTACGGTAGGGACATTCTGATGTTTTGCCATACATCACCTATAGGCTTGAAAGGAAAAGCTCTCTTTCTGCTTTCCTGCGTTTAACCAGGCCGGGTAAAACCCTGCCGCCGCCCTTAATCCAGTCCATCAGATGATCTGCGGCCTGCTGCCACTCTCCACGATTGGCCTTGATGCGAATCTGGCTGCGCTGAAGATTGCCTAGCCCAGCGTTGAACGCAAAAGAGACAAGAGCGTCGAATGCGCCTTGATACTCAACCACACCGGGCACAAGACGAAGAACACCCCGTTCAAAAGATTGGACATCATCATCGAATAGTCGATTGATCTCCTCCTTAGACCAGACACGGCTGTCCTCCGCTTTGAGTGGGAAGTCGCTTCTAAGAATCCCGGTGTAGCCCTCTTTCCTGACCACCGGGAGCCTGATCTGGTCTTGGTAGAGAACATGGCCGTAGCCGATCGTCCAGATGGTCGCCGGGCATAAGTAAGGTTTGTTTCTGCACCCCTCGTAGAGATGCATCAACTCAGCACCCTCTTTGGAGAGCTTCATTTCTTCCAGGAGCGCGACCCGAACCAGAATCCAATGATCCCGCCGAGCATCGCCATCTCGTCATCGGTGAAGATCACCTCTGTGACCCGCAGTAGGTCGTCGATGTTCTGAATCAGGCTCGGATGGGTGAAGGCATACCAAGCAATCACCCCATTTACCGCGATCAGCTCAAGAATAAAGATGTATGTGACCGTAGGCCGGACAGTCCCGACATAATTTGCCACCCACTTAGAGGCTTTCTCAAGCACCTTCTCATCGTGCTTCAGAGCCGCCTCGGTCATCTTCGCGTCAGTCTCTAGAGCGACTTGCTCGGTACGCATCTCCTCGATACGCGCCTGAGCAGCGAATCCCTGCGCGGCCATCTGGAGGTCTCTCTCCGTGGCGAGTTTTGCCAGCTCCCGCTCGTGGGCCTGGTCAGACTTGTTTTGGAAGAACTCTAAGAGCTTGGGAAGGCCAGAGATCAGCAGGCCACCAAGTGTAGAAAGTAGAGACAGCATCAGATCACCATCGCGGAGGGTTGTGCCCCGAGTGGTATCAACGATGCCATTCGTGAGCTTATGGCCCAGCTCAAGGACTTCCAGTCCGGTGCTGCGGGTGACAACATCACAGTTGTAGGAACGCTCGCGGCCAAGGGTACTTCGGCCTCTGGAGCCGATCTGAAGCTGTACGAGGATACCGACAACGGCACGAACTATGTCGGGTTCATGGCTCCTGCTTCCATCGCTTCTAATGTGCAATGGACGCTTCCTAGCGCAGATGGCACGGCGAACCAGGTTCTCTCCACAGACGGCTCTGGAGTGCTTAGTTGGGCATCTGGTGGAAACGTCAGTACTTCGGCAAATAACGCCTTCACGGGTGCTAATACCTTCTACAACGCCACGGGACAGACCTTCGGCACGGCTACATCGTCCCAGGACGGAATCATCGTAGCGGGTCGGGCTGGTGGATCATCTTCTTATCGTGTCACGCTGACTCCTGGAACTCTGACAGCAAGCCGGACGGTAACGTTCCCTGATGCAAGCACAACGGTTCCGATTGCAACTCAGGCTCTAACTTTTAGCGGGCCTACTGCTGCGCGAACGATTACATTACCTGACGAGAACTTCACGGTTGGTTTCCGCAACCTACCAGCAGTTGGAACCAAGACGGGCTCTTACACCCTGGCGGTTGGTGATGTTGGCAAGTATGTCCAACTGGGCTCCGGCGGCAGCATCACCATCCCGACTTCGACCTTTGCAGAAGGCGACGCGATCACCCTGTACAACAACACGACGGGTAATATCACGATCACCTGCTCTGCGCCGACTGCCTATATTGCAGGAACCAACACCGTCAAAACTTCAATGACGCTTGCAACCCGTGGTGTAGCGACGATTCTGTTTTACAGCGCCACGGCTTGTGTCGTATCGGGGAACGTGTCATGACCGGAATCATGCAGATGTTTGTGGCGGGTGGCGCAGGCATCGCCCGTGGCTGTCAGTCATACACCTCAGCAGGGACATATTCTTGGGTTGCACCTGCCGGAGTCACTTCTGTTTCTGTTGTTACCGTAGGAGGCGCAAACAGTCCTGCTTCTAATGGCGGAGCGTTGTCATACAAAAACAACATCTCTGTAACGCCAAGTAGTTCTTACACCGTAGTAGTTGCCTCTTCAGGCCAATCTTATTTCATCAACACAAGCACTGTAAGCGCAGGCACTGGCTCTTGCAGAACCGGGGATGGCGGCGGTGATGGTGGTTCTGGTCCTTACGGCGCGGGTGCGGGGGGGTATTCTGGCACAGGAGGTTCTTTTCCGGGCCCGAACGCAGGTTCTGGCGGAGGTGGAGGTAGTGGTTCTTATTGGTCCTGCGGTTGTTTTTTTGCAGGAGGTGGCGGCGGCGGCGTTGGGTTGCTTGGTCAGGGTTCTAATGGTGCGGCAGGAGCAACAGCAACTTGCGGGAATGGCTATGGCGGCGGGGGTGGCTCTGGCGGAGCCAATGGGGGCAATGCTACATACACCGTAAAGGGAAATGGAGGCGCATATGGCGGAGGCCCGAGTCTGTCATCATGTGCCGGTTGGAGTTCTGGCGGCGGTGGCGCAGTACGCATCATCTGGCCCGGTACTACACGCTCTTTCCCATCAACTGATGTTGCGTAAGGTAATAAATGGATTACGACCTGTACATCAAAGTTGAAAACGGTTTTCCCGTTGATCACCCCGCATTCAAAGTAAATTTGATTGATGCGTTTAGTGCGGTACCTGATGATTGGGAACCGTTTATTCGTGTCCCTAACCCAGTATTAACTGATAACGCAATCGTTCTTGAGCATCCAGAACCCGTATATCGCAAGGTAGATGGCGTTTGGCGTGATGTTTGGTATACCCGTCCCAAGACAGCAGAAGAACTTGCCGCTGAAAAAGAAAAGCGTTTAGACGCAATTCGTAGTGCTTGGGCAAAAACATTTTACGCACATAACTTCACTGCATGGGTGTTGAACGAAGAAACAGAAAAATATGAACCGCCCATCCCGCGACCCGATGACGGCAAGTTCTATCGTTGGAGTGGGCCGGATAACAACTGGAAAGAAACAGAGCCTTTCCCTCAAGACGGCAAGAAGTACACCTTCGACTTCGACAACTGGGTCAACGTGGAGATCGTCTGATGTGCAAGGCAAAGGAAGTGATGGCCGAAACCATCGAACAAGCCAAGGTTGAGGTTGCCGTCCACTTCCCTTGCCCGATCTACATCGTGGAGCGCCCTGACTTCCTTGACTCGGTGCGGGAGGTGTCGGCTGAGTACCTCGCCAAAGCCCCGCAGGATGTAAACGACATCTACCCGGCGCTGATGAGTCCGAGTTACGCGCATGACCCGCGCATGAAGGACTTCACCGAGTTTGTGGGGACGACTGCATGGAACATCTTGAACGATCAGGGCTATGCGGTGCAGCACTTCGGCATGGGCTTCGAGTCGATGTGGACTCAAGAGCATCACAAGCAGTCTTCGATGGAGCAGCACACCCACGGGTTCGGCGCTCAGATTGTGGGGTTCTACTTCCTCGATGTGCCTGAGAACTCATCTCGCGTGGTGTTCCACGATCCCCGTCCCGGCAAGGTAATGAGCGATCTGCCACAACAGAACGTCCAACTTGCCACACCGGCCAGTCAGATGATCAACTTTGAGGCGAAGTCGGGTCGGTTGATCTTCTCAAACGCTTGGCTCCCGCACTCCTTCACCCGGCACGCCGGGGATGCCCCGCTGCGCTTCGTCCACTTCAATCTGGTGGCGATGCCTGTGCAGCAACAGCACACCTGCCAGGCTCCTGCGGCTGAGATCGTATGAACAAGTACAGCATCCGTTTCAACAAGAGCCGTGGGCAGCCCGGTCGGGGCACGATGGATCACGTCTGGCGGGTGTTTGAGAACGGCAAGGAATACCTGTTCAAGAACTTGGACATCAGCGTGCCGATCAAGAGCGAGAAGGACGCCAACGGGCAGGACTACAACATCTGCTGCCAGGGCTACATGACTATTGACCGGGCCACTTCAACCGCCGTCATCACGGCAAAGATTAAGGTTCCTGTAGAGGTTTGAGAATGGAAGAATCAGTTGAAACCAAATTCTTCGCACATGAGGCTGTTTGCGCCGAGCGATACGCTGGTATCAATGCCAGGCTCAAGCGGCTAGAGCAAATCCTGATTACCAGCGCAGGGGCGATCATTCTTCTTCTGATTGGTCTAGTGACCAAGTTGTAGCATGGTCGATCCGCTGACCGCGATAGCTGCTGTATCGTCAGCGGTTAACCTAATCAAGAAGGCATCCAAGGCTGTCGACGATGTTCGCAGTCTTGGCCCTCTTCTTGGTAAATATTTCGATGCCAAGCACGAAGCAACGAAGGCTGTAGCCCAAGCAAAGAAGAAGGGCGGCTCCAACATGGGGGTGGCTATCCAGGCCGAACTCCAGTTGATGCAGCAAAAGCAGTTCGAAGACGAACTGAAGATGATGTTCTTCACCACCGGAAATGCTGATGTTTGGGAAAACATCCAAATCCGTGTGGCTCAGATGAACCGAGACGATGCGCTCGAGGCTAAGAGAGAAAAAGAAGCCGAAGCCCGTCGAAAGAAACAGATCGCTCAGATGATCGAGGCCACCGTTGGGGCGGTCATCATCGTTATAGCACTTTGTGCTATGGCATACATGGCTTATCTAGGATGGGGCCATTGCAAGTCTTCTAAGGAGTGTGGATTTTGAGAGTCCTGCCGAACACGATGTCTCGCTCTGAGAGAGAGGCGTATGTCAAACAATGGGCCGCGATCACGATCTCTATCTTTGCGCTGATCCTGGCCGTGAATGGGATGTTTGGTGGTTCTAACTCCTCCAAAGTCCTGAACAACACGATCCAAGCAAATAACTATTGGGCGTGGTATCAAGCCAAGAATGTCAGGGCAACGATCTATGAGACCTCTGGAGCCTCGGAGAAGGAAGCGAAGCAACGAGCCGACATGGAGGAGATATCTGAAAAGGCTCGGGCTGCTGAGGCTGCGCGTGACCTCGCCAAGACACGGAGTCCTTGGTTCTCGTACGCTGGCATGGCGCTCCAACTCTCCATTGTTCTCTCATCTGCTGCGATTCTTGCAGTAATGGTTCAACTCCTGTGGGTGAGTGTTCTGGTCGGTGGACTCGGAACCTCTCTCATGGTTTACGCGATGGTGATCTGATGCTGTCTCTTCTTTC